GATTACCAGAACCGGAAAGTCCAGCGGCGGTAATGTTTTTGCTTGCATCGATAAAGTCGTCATTGTTGATCGAGAAAGAGTGAGCGTTAACAGCAAGGTGATCTGCATCGCCAGAGGAGGAAACCTCTCCAGCAATTTGAAGCACGCCGTTAGCAAGTGTCAAGAGATCATTGTCTCCAGCAGTACCAATTGTTCCACCTGTATCGATACGAAGTCCTCTACCATCAATTCGAGTAGAAGCGGTGAGAGCACCACCAACAACGAGTTGAGCACTATTAAGTGTCAAAAGATCTGCATCATCGATAGGTCCGAAAGTTCCACCATTATCGACGCGGAAAGCAGAACCAGAAATCTCAGAACCACTGATGAAACCAGCAACGACAAGGGAGCCGTTGTTAAGGGTCAAAAGATCGTTGTCTCCTGCGGTCCCAATAACACCAGCAGTATCAATGAGAAGACCGCGACCAGCGAGATTGGTAGAGGCAGAAACAGCGCCAGCAACAGCAACACTATTTGCAGTCAAGGTCAAGAGGTCAGTGTCAGTTGAGATACCAACTTTACCACCAACATCAAGAACAAGATCACGACCATTCAAGTTGACCGAAGCAGAAACAGAACCTGCGGAAACACCAACGTTGCCAGCAGAAAATGTACCTGCACCAGCAACAACAAGAGAGCCATTGTTAAGGGTCAAGAGATCGTTATCTCCTGCGGTCCCAATGACACCGCCTGTATCGATGCGAAGACCGAAGCCGTCGATGCGTGCAGAAGCTGAGTGAACACCTGCAACGCTAACTTTATTAGCGGTGAGTGTTACAAGGTCGGTGTCAGTTGAAATACCAACTTTACCACCAACGTCAAGAACGAGATCTCGACCAGAAATGGACGTTGAACCAGAAATAGATGTCAAGTTACCCAACGCCTTGGAAGAGTTAAGAATGGTAGTACCATCATGTTTTAACTCAAATTCACCAGAGCCGTCATTCTTAATGTCAATTGAACCTTCTTGATCCAACGCACCAGAAAGAATTGCGTCTCCGTGTTGAAATTTATAAGCCATATTTTGTTTATCTCCTATAGTTTAAAATATGTGGATGTAGCTGTGCACACGCAGATACACCACTGGTGTGTATCCGAAATGTGTTAACCCCATCCATTCTTATATAGGATCCAATTTGCAAGAATCAACAAAAAAATACTACAGGGTATAAAAAAAATCTACCGATTAGAAGATATAGTATTTGCTAACACCATCTGTATAAATTTGGACTGAGGCATATGGCGATTCTAATCTGATCGAAGCCTGTCCATCAATTGTCTGTCCGCCTTGTGATGGAGAGATAATAATATTGTTTGTGTGTGCGGCGCCGCCCTCATCTTTAAAAACCCAAGTCTGCCCTTCTGTTGCGCTTGCGGCGTTTGGAAGCGAAAACGTAATAACTCCTCCGCTGGAATCTGCTGCTATAAAATAATCAGAAGTTGTAACTGTGTAATTACCCGTCTTGGGTTGGCGCTTATGGACTAAGCCACCACTTAATTCAGTGACACCTCTAACATTTAAGGTTTGAGTTGGTGTATCGTTTGTGCCAATATTAACACTACTGGTTGTAAAAGCTTGAGTTCCGTTAACTTCGGTAAAAATACCACCACCGGGACCGCCACCGCCGCCGTGCTCATGACTAGCGGTATACTCGTTGAAAGATGCGGTTGTCGTAAACGTCGCCTCCAAGGATTTAATATATCCTCTTGGAATTTGACTTTTATAACCGCGCCATGAACTCACTATCCGACACCCAAGGAACCAGACCAGTTATGTTGTAATTGGTTCTTATGAATTCCAGTCATGCCTGCATGAACAGAAGCAGACGATGAAACGGCTGTGTGTGCCATTAAATAAACTTGGGTAACTTTGTAATCTGCTGCGAAACTCTCATCGTTAAACAGAAGAATATAGTTAGTGCCCTTCACGCCGTTTTCTGAAAAACCAAGACGGATGGGTGCATCTGCTTTATCAACTGATATTTCATTTTTAACAATAATAAATTTTGACACTCTATCGAAATCGAGCCTCAAAACAACCGGATCACTCGCAAAATCAGGTCCAGGGTTAATATTAAGCGAAGCTGTTGCATAAGGGCTTGAACTAACCTGAAATGAGCCCACATTATGCAACCCTGCTTGATATGAGTTAAATGTTGACATTATTACTCCTTAAAATTTTGTTGTTCTTTGATTGACAGCATTTTATCATAAGCCTCTCGTTTTGCATCGGAGAGTTTTCCAAGATAATCGTTTCTTCTCAAAACCTTAAAAGCAAGATTTTCAACAGAATAGGCGCCAACTGTTTCTAATCCTGTTTTTCTCATTTTACGGATTTTTGCCTTTAATTTATCTGCGTATTTTTCTGCCTCTTCATATTTGCCGTCATCGATAAGTGGCTTGAGGCGATCAATTTGGTCCATTAGACCTGCTGCTTTTTTCCTTATGTTGTCCTTGTCAAAATCTTGTTTGTCCAGAACTGGTTTCTTTATCCACTCGTTGTTTAAGACAGAATAAAGACCTTGTGCTTCATGTGGGTCATTAACATCTTGGACGTATATTTCAACTTCATACCCCTTAATAAGAATATCGTGAAGTCGGTTCCAAACTGACTTCATCGCATTAAAATATTCTCTGACCAAATCGGTCTTGTCATCAACATCAGAAAAGTCTACAAGAATATGAAGATCCACATCAGAAAATCTTGAATAATTGTGTGCCGCAAGGGAGCCTGTGAAGGTGATATCATCATATTCAGCATCACCGACCTCAAGTGAACTCCAAAAGTCATTTGCGATAACGAGTAGTTTCTCGCGGATCTCGGGATCTAACTTATCGTCAGGTTGATTCCAGAAATCTTGATCTAACTCATCATGAAATTCAAAACTTGATAAGTCAATCGATTCTGGATTGTTTTGTTCTGATAGAAAGTTTTTAAAGTTGCTTACAAGCATTTCGGAGTCTGGATTGATATCCGTATTTTCTCCGAATGTTTTTGCCCAGTTTTTAAATAGTCGCATGTAGTAAATAGTTTTATCTTTTCCAATCAGCGACAATCTTATTCATAGAGGCATACAAATCTACAAAATTAACAACACCAAAACCATCTTCTATCATCATTGCTTTGGCATTAGTTTTAGCAAATTCTGGCTCAAAGTTCTCAAGGGCGTAGTTTATCTTTTGCCTACCCTGGACGCTAATTGATGGCGTATACAATTGCATCAGACGATAGTTTAGCACAACCGTATCTTTTCCCTCCAATACATTTGTATATGCCTTAATCTTTCCTTGTTTTTCCGTGCAATATTCTATCAAAGTGTCAATATCGTATGAGACATCTTCTGACAAGAATGGGAACCGCTTAGATATAGTGGGCAACCCAACACCACCCACGCCGGGTAGGTTGTCTGATTTATCTCCTGCGATAGCTCGTGCAAGTGCAAAGTTTTTTGGATGGATGCCGTATTTTTCTACCAGATTTTTCTGACTTATAATTTCTTTCTGAATTGGTCGAAAGACAATTGTCTCCCCATCACACAATTGGAAAAAATCCTTATCAGATGAAACAATGACCTTTTGCCATCCTGAGTAGTTTGGATGTTGTACAACTACACTAATAATATCGTCTGCCTCAACAGCGGGCAGCATCAATTGTATAATCGGTAATTCGTTCAGATATTCTACGAGGCGTGTCTGTTGCCAAATCTTGTTGGCAACCTCTTCATTTTCTGAGAGATTGCGTATGTCGCGATTTAAACGAATTGGCTTTCTGCCCTCTTTGTAGCCTTTACTTTTTGACTTACGTCGCTGTGAGCCGCCCTCTCCATCCCAGCAAATTACAACCTGATCAGGCTTTGTTTCTCTAATAAGTTTTTGTAGAGACTGAAGAAAACCTTTAAGACCACCAATCGGCTGTCCGTTGGTAGAGAGGCTTGGGTTTACAATATAGTTTCTGAACAAAAGATTCAGAGCGTCAATTACAAGTAGTCGTTTCATAATATAGATGGTGCTTGAGGCGGGAATCGAACCCGCATGCCCAACTGAGCGAGGGATTTTAAGTCCCTTGTGTCTACCTATTCCACCACTCAAGCATGTAGATAATATAACATTATCATATATCGGTGTCAAGGGTTATTTTAAAAAAAATGCCCCCAGAAGGGGGCGATTTATTTATCGGCGGTGTGGGCGATGGCGATGTCGATGTTTGTGTCGATGCCCACGATGATAACGATGCGGACGATCTGGTCTCACGGGTCTTGTTCGACCCTCTACCCACCGAATATGTGTACGAGGATATCGATTCAATTTATATCGCTGAACACGATCAACATACCAATGCCCTCGAATCCAAACGCCGTTGGCACGATAATATCCTGGTGACCAAACCCAAGCCTTTACGAGATATGGCTTATGAGCCTGGTAGTGAGAGTGTGACGATGGCGGATGAGCGTGTGCCACACATCCTGACAAAAAAACACCAAATAGTGCTGTTGTAATAAGTTTTTTCATTTTAACTCCTATATTATAGACGAATAACTATCTTTATTATTCATCATTTTCTTCATAAAAATCTGCCGCGTTGCCTTCGCGCTTATCAAACTTATAAATAACTTCCTCATCCATAATTTCATAGACTCTCGCACGGAAAGTCTCATCAGCCATACGCTCAGTCCATTTTGTTGCTTGAAACTTTGCACCCAACGGATTTCCAGAGGAATCCATAAGAGTGTACCAGGCACCTGTGCGAACCAGGCTAGAAGAGCCTGCGATAGCATCAAACAAACTCTCGTCGTCTTGAATGCCAATCTCATCGCCCCAAAGGATACGGAAGTTGCATTGCCGCCCTTGAGTGCCAAAACGAGACTTCTCAAGCTTAACCTTGACCTCTGAACCAATTCGGAAACCTTTGTCGTCTGTGACAAAAGAAGCCTTAGCTTTTCGTCCAGTCAGCCAGATGCGGAGAGAGTAAGCATAAATCATAGCCTTACCGCCTGGTGTGACAAAAGGCGTTGTCAAAGCCTCAGAGGGTGAGCGAGTAATGTTTGATTTCAACTGGTTTAGAACCAAAAAGGTAGACTGCGAGTTTGCAATGGGTACAGTTAACTTAGACATACCCTTTGCAAGAATTCGAGCTTTGACAGCCATAGAAGACTGGGGGTTAAAATCTCCCTCGATATCTGAGATAGCAGGTGTCAGTGCAAGTGAATCCCAAATAAACAACATGCGGTTATTGTTGTTGCCAAGGAGATCTTCAATAGTTTCCAACACAAATTCAACCGAAGCTGCTTGGACATAAAGAAGGCTACTTAAATCACATCCCGCCTTCTCAAGAAAGCTGGGGTCAATTGCAGATTCCGAATCAAAATAAATAACATCAATACCCATCTTTTGAGCGTTTGCAGCAACCTGTGCTGCCATATAAGACTTACCAGTCGCTTCCAGACCTGCAATCTCAACAATTTTTCCAACAGGAATACCAGAAAGTTTACCACGACAAATAATAGAGTCCAACCAACGTGAGCCAGTTGGAATCCAGTCTTTAACTTGTGTTGGGTTTTCACTGGTTAGGTCATGAGCGACATCCAATCCAGCGCGTTTATTAATAAGAGCACGCATATCAGACAAACTAAGTTTACCGGCTTTTGTGCTTTTTGTTTTAGCCATTCGCATTTATTCTCCAAAATAAGGGTGTGAGGCACCTGATTACCCTGTGCCTCCCTGTGGGCGCGGGATTACGCTCCCATGAGTTCGTTAAAGGCAGCATCAACAGAGGAAACTGTGTCAGTAGAAGGAGGAGGGGTTGTAGTATTAGTCTCCTCGCTGGTGCCTTCTTCACCAAGCAGGTAAGCATCCAAAAGTGCGCCTACCTCTGCTGGGGTCTTACGCTCAAAAAGCGTATCGAATTCAGGAATGTTTTCAAGCAATTCCGCACAACGA